TTCCTGTACAAAAAACTATAGATTTTCGACACATCACCAATGACATGCTTATGTTGAGAACTCAACCTCAGCGTACGCAACAGAATCAGCACCGCTTGATTTCACAGCGCGAAACACAATGTCAGCACTAGTCGTTGTTTTCTGGATCGTGTTGTTGGACAACAGATTCGATCCAGCAACTTTGCCGAACGTGAATCCCTGACCAATGATCCATGTGGTCGGTTCCGCTGCTCCAGCCGTGTCTACAATCTTGTAGGCACGACGGAACGATGATCCGGTGCGACGCCACGCAACTGGAATGCTCGTCGGTGCGTCATTGCACACGCCGGCGTCAGAGTCTACTTCCTGCAGACTAACCCCAACCAACTTTGCCGCTGCAGCAACCTGAGTCGTCGTCAAATTCGTGTCCCACGCCTGATCCGTTTGGATCAACGCGGCCGTTAGAACTCCCGTGGTTGTGTCCGAACCTAGGAAATCCCCAGGACAAACATCGACAAGAGTCGCAGGCAAAGACAACGTACGAATGTCCGTGTCATCAGGAACATGACCGTACTGGTTCATTACATCGAGGCACCGTGGCATTTCGTCACTCCAAAAACACAAAGATCAATTTTGAATTCAAAAGCCCGTACGGCGGTTCAAGACACTTTCAGACCGAGCGACTTGTATATGTCGTAAGAAGCAGAAGCCTTCGACTCTTTGTTCTTCCGAGTTGGCACGTATGCCGGCTTCTTTTCTTCGACTTCTTCCTTGATGACGACTTCCTCGTCAACTTCGAGTTCTTCTTCGTCAGGTGCGTCAACCAGCATCGGAGATAACTTAGCCAAAACACCTGTGAATTTCTTGCGGGTATCCGCCTTCATCTCACAAGCACACTCGACGATTTCGCCAAGTAGTTCACTCTTGATCTCAACCCCCTCAAACGCATCGCTGACTTCTTTCTCCACTTCAGACTTCAGCTTGGCGGCTGCGTTCGCAGACTCCAATGCATCCAGACGAACCTTCAGGTCGGCCGCTTCCTTTTTGGCAGCGTCCAACTCTGCTTGTTCCGTGACTGACTTCGAGTTGTCTTTCAACAACTCTGTTACAAGTTCAGGATGCTTTTCGCGTAGGGTCTTGAGATCCATTGTTTCATCTTCCTCAGATTCAAAAATTCCGTCCGTCGTGCCGGGCCGCGTCACAACGTCAAGAGAACGCAATACCTCAATTGACTCAATAACCTGATCGCCTGTCTTATTCCGACGACCATCGTCCGCATACTTCACTGCAGAGTTGATGCTCATTCCAAAAGTGTTCGGAGCGAACAACACGTCCCAAATAAATTGCTCGGCGACCTGATTCTTCGGGTTGAAGTGGATGTCGCCAAAATGTCCCTGTCCAGGAACATACTTAACTTCCTTGCCGACGACGCCAAACTTATCCTTGTAGGATCGTGCGTCCGTCGCCGTCTTCGGATGGTCAATGTATATCGCAGCGCCTGAAAGCAACTTCTGGGCTGACACACGAACACCAGGTGTGTCGTAGTCTCGCCTGTTCTTCGAACGAATCCCTAACAACTTCACCCCACGGATGATTCCCTTCTCGCGATCAATGCGATCTTCGGCAATTGCCTCAAATGCATCTTCGGTTTCAAGGGCGTCATTCACTTTTAAGGTTCCGGTGGTGGAGGCGGAGGTGGTGGCTTCTTTTTATTTTTGTTGCAAGCGCACATTTTTCATTTTCCCGTTTCAGCGTTTCGCCGAAATCAAGTGACTTCGTTTGTAAGTACACCTTTTCAGTTGTGCAACTCATTTCTGTATAATTTTTTCCGGATTTCCTTTCGAGACCCCTTTTTCCTTCATTGGGTCTGTTTTCTTCTTCGTCACAGGCCCTGGCATCGACGCAGTCGTCGCTAAACTGCTGCCCTTTGGTAAATCCAGTTCATTTTTTAACTCCGACTGCCGTTGAGCCTGTTCAGACTCCCGCTCCTTGCCCTCCTCGGCCAGCAACGTCTTGCCTGATAGTTCTCCTCGGTCGTACAACTCCTTGTTGACGTCGAAGTCTTCCGCGCGGTTCCTCGTCTGTACCCTCGGTGGCTTAATATGAAGCACGATGTCATCGATATCCGCGTCAGTGATGTCTTCAACACCTCTCAATGCAGCGTATCGCAACGCCTGCATCAGGATAACCTCGTCCTCCGCGACCATCTGGGACTGTTCGAATCGCATTCCCTTATGAAACGGCCCCTCCGATACCAGCGTCGATGCAAAGTTCCCCTGTGATACGTCCGCAGACAGCATAAACTCAGGAATTTTCATCCCGGCAGAGCACGCGCGCAGAAGACTCGTCAGAACTTCGATCTGATTACTGTTGCCCGCGCCTGTCTCCGGGAACTCATATGTGATCGTGCCGGGGACTGTGACCACGGATGCCGCTGGAAAGTCGAAACTCTCCCGCTGACCTGCAGATCCATCCCCCGTCTGTTGTGATGCAAGCCAACTGCGCACCTGATCCGCTCCTTGGCTGGCGTTTATCGTCCGGATCGCACCAAACGCCGCCTGAAACGCCGATACTCGCATCAGGTTTGCCAGCAACTTCTTGGCAAAGATCATTTCCTCGCGCACAGGCCAAAATAGCGTCAATCCCCGTGGATCGTTCGCTAAAACATTCCGCTTGCGGTGCTGAACTGCCACTTTCCCTGAATTTAGGCTCTCAGGTGCAGGTACTGCGCCCATCTGAGAAACATAACGTAGATCAGGGAACCAGTCGCTCTCAATGAAATATGCGACAGGCCTGTACCTGATGTCGTTCGTACGCCGCACACCAAATAAGTCGATGAACGGATATGGCGACGGATTGTCACCGGCATTCGAGTCCTGATACTGGCTGTTTGGGTCTTCCTCAAGATCAGTCGGTTCCGCGAAATAAACTCGCAAAATCCCGTCGTCGTCGTAGTACAGAAGGTCAAATACCTCCCCGTGACGGTCGCAACGGTGACTCACCTCCGACTGACGGAGCTTCCAGTTGTTCTCTTTCTGCCACTTCTCAAGGAATCGCTCTGCGTTCTTCACAGCCTTTACGTTCGGATTCGCCTCGTTCTTCGGCTTCACCGTGACGACGTGACCCGTGTCCGCAATGTAGTACGCCCTGTTGTCCTTCGCGTTTGAGCCCCAGCACACTCTCGACAAGCTGTCGCCCAACGTCATGACCCGGTTTACGCCCAGCGTCCCCTCAGTGATGTCGTATGGCTCCTCGCCGCCGTGCGGAAACGTGTCATCGCCCTCGTCGTTCTGCCTAGAGTAACCCGTTCCCAACTCCTCCATGATCTGGCGCGCGACTTTTGACGCAGATATGGCGAATAATTCGTGCTCGATGGAATACGACGTGGATTGATTTACTCGATTGATCATTTTGAATTCTCCTGAAACCATATTAAAGGGTTTCAGTGATTTCGCAAATGCAAACAAGCCTATTTTACTCGAAGTCTGACCACCAGCTACTCTTACTTCGCACGAAATGCGCATGATGCCCGGCGTACGGCATCGGGATCATCGTCTGACAGCACAGGACACTGACCGTCTGAATCATCACGAAGATTATCATCTCCGGGTCTTTTGATGAACAAGATTTACACTTCTTAGGCATGGTCTATCTCACAAAATTGTCCGTACGCCAAAGCCATCAAAAACGGATTTTCTTTGACAAACTTCTCCGTCACTCCCCTAAACCCAATCGACTCACAGTGATCAGCAATCTCTTTGCATCGCAGTTTCAACACCACCAAATACGCCTGCCGCAGTTCCTCTTCTTTCTCCCAATACTCTTTCTCGAGCACACCCATCTCTGCGTCACTCATCTCACTGACAGGTTCGTTTTTCATCATGGCTGACGCTCTTTTTATCAGCCTGAAACTCCAATACAAAATATCGTCGATCGGTGCGTCCATCTTGTCGTCAGGGCTAATTGTCATTTCTTTCCCCCCACCGGAATAAGATTGCCAAACTTATCCGTCTGCAACTCTTCGTCGTGCCAGTAGCGATCTGGGACACAATTGTCGCTGCATCGCGGGCATGACTCTACGCTCGGCGAAAACCTGTCTCGCGTCGGTTCCGCCCATCTGTACTTGCACTCGTAACATGTGAATGCGCGCCAGCCTGTGCGGAGGGTGAGTTTCTGTTCGTCGCTCACTTACGCAATTCCTTATAATATCGTTCCAAATGTCCCGGTAACTGCAACGCCATGTCCAGTGCGTCAATCGCGTCGTCATGCTTGCCCACACCGGGAATTCCATCCCAGTTCCTGAACTGGTTCAACAGCAATGAAGTACTAGGGTTCTCAATTAACCTGAATTCTCTCCGCCGAAGAGGGCCGTCAAGCCTCCTGATTCGCATCTCTTTCTTCAACATGTCCTGAACCGGGATGATAATTCCCCCAGATCGAAGATACTTACTGAGAGCATAGTCAGGATGGTCCGCTGCGTAGTGCATAATCAGATCAATGAAGATCGACTGGAACTGAAGTGCCTCAATCCCAATCAGGTCTCCAGATCTGATGCTGTGATGCTCCTGATTCGTGAATAAAAAGAGATCCTCGACTATCTGGCCCGGTGGTCGTCGCTTTACGTCCGCATCAACGTATTTCAATTCGGAATTCTGCGCAACACAAATGATCGCCGAGTAATCTCCCTTGTGCTGATGCTTCCCTTTGCTCGCATCAACCGAAAACATCCGCACAACGTCGCTTGCATGCCTCGGAACAGGATACTGCTCAAACGGAACTAACAGGTCAATAAACAGATCGCGGTTCCACTCCGTTCCAGTAATGCTCGATGCCAACCAGTTCCCGTGAAGATACCTGTCCCGCTCTGAATCAGAAAGCTGCATGAGCCTCTGTCGGTAACTTGGATCCGCCTGCATCAGAACCTGATTGTCGTTCAATGTCGCAGGAATAAATGTCGCCGATGTCGTCTCAAGCACTCCGTCATCGTCGTACGTCGGATCGTCTGACCATACAAACTCCTCTCCCAGTGTCTTGAAATATCGGATCACTCCTGATCTGTCTTTGATCGGATATCCACTGACAGGGTCGATCCACCAATACAGAAATTTGTACAACCAACTCGATGCGTCAGGATTGCATGTGGCTCTCAGTGTTGCCTTGATCCCTGACTTCGATCTGCACCTCCCCCACAAAAACATCACCTGTGACTGCTCGAATTGTGCGCATTCATCGAAACCAACAAAGTCTAACTGCGCACCCTGATAGTTGTTCAAGTCTTTAGTGAACTGCAAGCTGCTCAGGTTTATCTTGGCTCCACTCGGAAACCTCCACTGCGCTGATGTGTTGTTGTAAATCGCACCCAGCTTCTCGTAGTTGTTCCGGCATTCATCCAAAAGACCACCAGGTGAACTTATCTGCGGATATGTCCTCCTGAAGATCGCTCCCCGAAACGAATGCACCGCAGACGGACCCTGACAGTGCCGCAATGGGTCAAGCGTCAAAGCGAAACTCTTTCCGCTTCCTGCACTTCCTCCATACACCGCAAACTGAGCCTGCGTTGATAAGAAATCGTACTGTGGTGCTGAAAGCTTCATTGCTTGACTCTAGGATCCTTCACAATCACCTTGCCCTTGAACCAATCGGCTCCAGTCACCCTGACCGCTTTTTTCTCAAACATCCTCTGATAATCCAATGCCAAAGCCTTTTTCGGATCCGGCGGTTTCCCCTGCTTCGCAGCGCACTTGTCAGTCGCCGCTTTACTGCTACCTGTGCTCACGCAGTCTGCGTCGTAACTGACTGTGTTCCCGCTGATGTATAGGTCCGTGAACGTCCCATTCGCTTCGAACTGACGGGCAACCGGAAGAACCTTCGGCTCTGATTCATCAAAGCCGTCAGGGTACGGAACAACGAACGGAAAGACACCTCTGCGTGACTTTGTGTAATCCAAACCTGATGATGATGTGCTCGTCCGGAGTCGAGTCAAATGTCTTGGTGATGGTGATGGTGATGGTAACTGTGGACGCGAATCGTCCGTAGAACTTGTGCGCAAATCCGCAAAACACGATGTGATCATCATCGTAGCTACAATAATCGCGAAAATAGGTCTCATCGCTTACTCCGTCACGTCTGATTTGCCGTCACCAAACTCACCAATCGTTAACCCCGTCACCGTCGCTCGCGGACCCGATGCTGGCCTCCCCTTCGATGGCGATGCACTGGCTGAGAGCAAGCTGAACACCGTCTGCCTCGCCTGTGACTCGGATTCTGCGTTAATGACGTCTAACTCAACCGTAACTCTCACTCGGTAACAATGGGACATCTGATGCACCTTCGGTAATGATACTGGGACTGACGTGATCTCGAACGCTTCGGGATCGATAATGTAGATCTGATTTGTCATCGGGAACTGTTGCCGTTCCCGTCTAGACTCACCGACGTGTGTTTCGGCGGTGATGGCGGTGATGGCGGTGATGGCCAGCGAAGGACGCCGGGAACGATGGATGGACGCGATATCAGTGGAACCATGTGCGTATGTGGATTAATAAGGCTGCCACAGCCCTCGCACCAATTAATTTGCGGCGTAATGTAGATGAGATTGCGGGAACAGTTGGGACAGGTTGGTATGTTCATTGGAATGTCTCTATCGTCCTGTTAATCGTTCTTCGTACAAACTCTGGATTCGAAATACCCTCTTTAGTAAACCTAATGTCCACTGCACGCGATTCGTCGTCTCGCATTGTTATCCTGAACACAGTCTCTACTTGAGATTGAGCGAGAACGGTTATATTGCAGTATGGCAGTGAATCTATGAGTTCTTGGATCATGTCAGAGGGCTCCTTGGTAAAGTCGGTTGTCTTATTGTATAAGAATTGTTGTTGAATTAAAAGTGGGTTTTTTGTTTTCATTTTTAAATTGGTGGGCGAGGGGGTTAAAAGGGCCATTGTCGCCCGTAGACTTCGTAGGTCGATCGATTTGATGGCGCGCGGCGGCGCTCACCCGCAGGCGGCGCTCACCCGTTGACTGAGCTCACCCGCAGACTGAGCTCACCCGCAGACTGAGCTCACCGCAGGCGGCGCTCACCCGCAGGCGGCGCTCACCGTTGACTGAGCTCACCGTTGACTGAGCTCACCGCAGGCGGCGCTCACCGCAGGCGGCGCTCACCG